TAAGGTGTTCTGATGTCGAGCACCGGGCGATACCCAATAGGGATTCGCACCTCATCAAACGCTCCGAAACTTCCGCTCTTCGAAAACTGCGCAAGCATTGTGATTTTGCATGCAACCAGACATCCTCTTCTTTTTAATTCCACACGGATGTTATTTGCCGAGTTTGTGCTTGTATATGGACCTTCAATCACTCCCGAATCGTAGTTTTGACAGATTCCAAAATCCAGCAGTACTCCATCTCGTTCCAGCAAAAGCTTGTCCTTAAATCTCGCTTCTGAATAGACGTCAAACCCGTCTTTTTCATCACTTGCTACCCCACCAATCGCAACGCTATGTCCTTTTCTTGCGACATCTACCGCTCTCGCCTGCGCCGGAACAATAACCGTCTCCTGCTGGTTTCCGCCATAATCCGTCACAGTTACCAAAACAAAGTAGATACTGCTCGTTGAGATATTTCCACTGCCGATCACCTCTGCGATGTTCCCACTTGTGGTGTTTGGATATGCTTCTTTGGCTTCAACCGGACTCCCGGAAGCGGTTTTCTGGTACTCGATCTTGACACTGGTTGCCTTGTTGGAACTATTTAACGTCTGGTCTACTTGCCAGCTCCCAGTGACTTTAATGTATGTACCATCACTCTTTGGAGTTCCGCTTGAGTCGCACCGCAATGCAGTCAGTCCGGTAATTGTGGGTTTGATGTATGCGATCTGCCAGACTGCATACAAGGTGATATCCACATCTGCGCCGTAAGTAGACCCCGGCATGTACGACACCTCTCCGGCAGATGACGTTGCCCAACCCATAAATACATACCCGTCTCGTGTAGGGCGTGCAGAGGATAGGGTTAAGTTTGACCCATATATTTTCTTTTGACTGCCCGGCGCGCCCGTTCCTCCGTTTGCATTGTAAGATACGGTATGTTCCCACGTGATAGCCGAGAGTGCGTAACTTCCGCTTGCTGAGATTGTGGACGGGTTGATTCCCGTGTTAATTGTTGCGGAAAATCCTATGTTCTTGGGCTGTCCGCTTGTCGGCATCGCAATGCGAAATGTCTTAGTTCCGCCAATGTTTGTCCATATCCAGTTCCCTCCACCGCTTCCGACTGCAAATGTTGCGCTTCCGGAGGTGTTCTGCCCGTCACAGCTCATGCTGTATGGTGCACCGCCGTAATTGTATCCACCCCAGTCAAATGCAATATCAAATCTGATATCTACATCATACTGATGCGTGAGATTGGCATCTCCTACACCACGCACTGCGGTTACATATATTCTTCCTGTTCCTGCCATAAATCCCACCTACTCAATATAAATCAGTGACAGATGCCCGTCCCCGTTGTCCAACATTGTATAGTTACCTACACCAACTCGCTTAGCACTTAGATTGTCGACTTCCGCCACCGGCATATACGCTTTTTCATTGCCAAAATACGCCAGCCCTTTGTCTCCTTCGTAAAATCCCAACCGGGAGTTTGTCAGCCTTGCCTTTAGGTCGTTGCTTGTTCCGCCCAGCTCCAAAAACGGCGTAACTCCATCCGACCCCTGTCGCACCCATGTATCGATAACTTCCGTCTTGCCGTCTACATAAGTTACGGTATTCTTAAACTCGGCGCGAACCTCATTTTTATACTTTTCGAAACTGGTATTGATGTTGTTGACGCTGGAGATTGCTGTGTTGGCGGATTCCTGAGCGTTTCCCGCCGCATCTTTCGCGTCTTCGATGTCTCCCGTGTATGCTTCTGCCCATTTTTCGCCGTCCCAGTACTTAAGGACGTTGTTTACCGTGTCGTACCAGAGTTTAGTCTTATCGTCTGGTGGTGTTTCGGACTTGATCGCTCCATCTGCGCCATCATCCCCTTTGTATTTTGACCACTGATAATCCCTTGGATCGTTGCTTTCTGTCCGGACTTCCTTGTTATATGCGAGTCCGATGTAGGCCTTGCCGTCAGGACTGTCGGACATTTCCTTTCCATTCTGGTCATCTGCATATTTCACCCAGGTATAATACGTCACTCCATCTTTTCCTGGATCCCCCGGTGCTCCATCGTCGACCTTGGTAACTGTCACCTCATAATATCCACGCCGGATTCCATTCTCGGTGGCTATAAAAGAGTATACTGCCTTGGTATCCACATCATCAGCATCAACCGTCACGCTCCGCCCAGTACGGAATTCTGCGCCATCTTTACTCCACTGGAATTGTAGCTTGCCTGCCACATCCACGCCGTTATCGTAAGCGTAGGCTGTCAGAGTTGTGCTGCCGATCCCATTTTTAAAGATAATGCCATTGTTTGTGGAGATAGAGCAGGTGTAAACCTTGTTTTTATTAATAAGATCCTCCATCCTCTGCAATAAGCTGTCTGAAATCTCGGATGTAAGCTCTTTGTAGTTTGTAAATACCGTCTTTGCAGTTTTTGGATTGGTAAGACTCCTGATCTGTTCGGACACTCTCGCTTGTAAATAAAGGACTGGTGTCCACTCCTGATCCTGCATCCTCACGGTGTCCCCGATGTTGGTGTCAAAATATCCATCCACCTCGTAGGTCACTACTGGTTCGGATGCTGTTTTAAGATCAGACAGAGCCATGCTATAGAGCTTGTCCTTGCTGTCTGTATCGTACTTTTTTCGCATCAGGATATAAGCATCAGCCTTATTTACGATATTGGATGGGAACCGGTCCCTTGCCTGTGGTGCCCGGATGATTGCGCCGTCTGTAAAGTACTCGATATTCCCGTTTTCATCGTATTCTTTTTTATCCAGTCCGTTAATCGTCAGCCCGTCTTTTCCTGCCGGCTGGATACAGGTGTAAAGCTTCTCTGCATCTGTGGTTTTTCGGATTCCGGTAATTCCTTTTCCATATCGCAGTACGATGTCATTCCGGTATTCTCCGATTCCACTGTCGGTGTCGGAGTGTTCCCGGTAAACATTTAGGATGATCTCCTTAAGAGAGTAGTCCCTGTTTAAGACCGTCTCAAATTCGATTTCCGCAAAAAAGACGTTGGCCAGAGAAAACAATCTCTTTAATACTGACGTTGTACCTGTCCATTCGTTGGTGATTCGCTTGTCCGATACTTCGTTGAGCCCCAATTTTAGTGTTCTCTCTGCGTCAAATACGGCAAGGTACTCTTCAAAGCTCATTGCTTTTTCGGCTTTATATTCGCCAGCATCCTCATTGATAAGCTCAAATGACAGAGACCATGCCGTGGCTGTTATTGTCTGCTCTGTCTGCTCGGTGTTTACGATGTTTAGATAATAGGATTTACCCTTATAATTAAACGCCACCTTATTCCCGGCTGTGATATGCTGTGCGTCTGGATGCTTTGCATTGACCGTAAAAGTGTAGGTGTTCGCTGTGCCCTGCAAGTATTCATGGAGTTCATCATCCCAGTAGTGTATGGACTTTTTATGTGCATTATCCATAAATGCTACTGGTGTGTTATTTGCACTTAAAATCGCAATTCTAATACTGTCCATTACAAGTATACCTCCCGTATTTTTGCTTTGATATGCGGCGGTGGAGATGAAAAGGAAGAATAGCAGAACTGCACTTCTGTTGTTCCGGGTGGCACTTTAAAATAGTCCGTCCCCGTAATCTCATCTCCCTTAGCCACCATCCCATTAACGTAGACCTTCGTACTCTCCCCGTCTATAGACACCACATCTCCGGCACGGTACCGGTTTGGAACATCCTGATATTTTTCCACGTTGTCCTTACGAAACCAGATGCTTTTTAAATAGTTGTGCGTAACGTACTGGTTCGACAGATTTCGGTCCCCCCACTGTCCAATCCAGATCTGGATTTTCTCGCATTCCATATCTTTGATTTCCGGGATAGTAAAGTGGTAATACTTCCCGTACCAGAAAATACGCAACTTGTCACCCTCTTTTAAGAAATCATTATGCCCGCCACCCATCTTTAAATTAAATGGGTTTCCCTCATAAGATGTCGGCTGAAAATCCAGTGTCTTGATCTTCTTGTTTTGAGGTGCAAACCAGTCCACATGCGCCGTATTACCAACCGTATCACTCTTGTTAATAGACATGGCGCAGATTACTTCATTATCTCCTGTCAGAAATGCAATGGTCTGCGCTCCCGTCTGTCCCATCAATCCGGTTTCAAACCAGTGCTGTGTGTAGCAGTAAAAGTTCTTTGCACCACGTCTTCCCTCGCTGTCCACCGGGATAGTAAGTGTTTTCATTCCACCGTTCCAGAATCCGGATGTTGCCTGTCCACCTTTTAATGCCATCACATTGTATCCAGCAACGTTCCGTACTTCGAGCGTTCCTTGCGTGGTGTTTTCCGGATTTTGGTAAGAGTTGCCATGATCATCTTGAAACAAGCCGTAACCGTTAAACAGTTCTTCGGACGCTTCGTAGTTCTCTCCGTCTGCTTCTTCCTGTTTTCCGAGCTGAATCACTCCATACTGGCTCACAAGTCCGATAAATCCGTTTTCGTGTTGGTGCGTGATCTCGTAGTCCACTTCTGCCCATTCGGTGCCGTTGTTTTGGATGGTAATTGTCTGGTATCCGTCTTGCTGTACACCATTAAATTCAAATTCGCCGACAGAGTACGCTACCCCATCCGGGATAAGCCAAGTGATTGTACCTTTTCCAAATATTGCAACCTGTGTCACATCAAGGTTTCCGTCCGGTATCGCATAAAAGTAGCGATCTGGATAATTCCCGAAGACAAGTTTCTTAGGTTCTGAGACATTTAAAATCTTCTGGATTGCATTATAGCTCTCTGCGATATCCCCAACAAATTCAAAGGGCATTTCTATTGTTCTGGACTTATAAGTTGTATACCCGTAATCTTCCCCTTTGCACGATTCTGCGCCGTCCAAAAGTTCTGTTTCACGTTCTACCCCGCTAAATGGGGAGAATCCAGAAAGCACGTTTAAATACTTTCCGAGTTCCTGATCGTCAAATTTTACTGATAGGCTCAATTTCTATCCCCTCCTAACATCTTCCGAAAACTTGAATTCTTTTCTATTTGTTTTTCCATCGGTGTTGCAAGTACTCTGGATGTCTCCACGGAATCGATTTTATTGATAATTTCAAACGGTCGGTTTGCGAGTCTGGATAATCGATCTACCGCGTAGATCAGATCGCTATTATCTGTCGTTCTGACCGCTGATCTGGAAGCGACATATCCACTTGCTGTCGGGCTTGCAGACGTTGTAACACCAAGAGCAGCTCCCTGTATCCGGGACACCATCTTGTTTGCCTGTTTTTCCATGTCTTTGTATGGGATATTATCCTCGAATCCAACCCCGATACCGAGAGCCATGTTTTTTCCAACCTGATCCCTAAATACACGGGATGGGGAATGGATACCAAGTTTGCTTTTAACCCAATTCAGGGCATCTGTAGCAGCACTCACGGCGGCATCTACTAGCTGTCCAGCCGCAGAAGCGACACCAGATGCAATCCCCTTTATGATGTTAACTCCAATGCTAAGCCAATCGACACTTAAAAATGCGTTTTTGATGGAGGAAATGATTTGCGGTATTTTACCTACAAGGTTTGGTATAGCTCGAATCAAGCCAGAAGCTAACTCTCCGATAATTTTAATTCCAGTGGATAAAATCTGTGGAAGATTACTTGCTATGCTAGCTACAAAACGTGCTATTGCCTGTGCTGCAGCGGATACGATAGCCGGCAGATTGTTTATGATTCCATCAACAAGGCGTAAAATCATCTGAACACCGGACTGCAATACTGAAGGGAGAGAGGACAAAAGACCATTCACAAAGTTCGTAATCACCGCTACTCCCTGAGTGATTAACTGTGGCAAATTTTGCAATATACCGATAACAAGTTGTGTTACCATCTCGAATCCCTTTGTAAGCAGTGCTGGAATTCCCGTTGCGACACCAAGTAAAAACTGGTTCAGCAGTTCCATCCCAGTGGAGATAAGCATCGGAGCATTTTCCATTATTCCGGTAAATAGTCCATTCACAATGTTTCCGGCAGCTTGAATCATACCGGCAACGCCGTTTTCTTCAAATCCTTGCGTCAACTGTTCAATTGCGCTAATTGCCGCAGGCAACAAAGACCCTGTCAATCCATCAGATATTGGTTTCACAACCTCGCCAAGAAGCTGTTGAGCGTTATCCTTTAATGTGGAGATCAGACCACTAAACGTCTGGCTTTGCTTTTCCATACTCTGGAAGTACTTTCCACCCTCAGACGTTGCCCTCTGCATAGATGCTGTAATTTCATCGACAGAGATCGTTCCCTTGCTGATTCTGTCGTACAGTGACGCCATGGATTCCCCTGTGCTCTCAGAAATTTCTTGCAGTGGATTAAATCCAGCTTCAATCATCTGTTTGACATCTTCCAACGATACCTTTCCAGCAGAGGACATTTGACCGTAAGCAGTAGCAATTCTGGACATTTTTTCGGCAGAGCCTTGGGAAATATCACCGAGCATCATCATGCTGTCCATAGCTTCATCTGCGCTAAAGCCATAGTTCATTAAGAGCTGTGTAGTATCTGCCAAGTCTGGAAGTTCAAACGGTGTTTCCGCTCCAACTTTCTTTAATTTGTCGATTACTTCCGCAGCCTTTTCTGCGGATCCAGTCATAACCTCAAATGATGTCTGGTAAGACTCTATGGATGCATTGTATTTTACTCCGGCTACAACACCAGCTCCAAGCGCAGCCGTCACAGCGCCAACCGCAGCAACTGCCACTCCCGCACCTTTCTTGGCTATTCCACCAAGTTTAGAAATTCCGGAATTAAATCCGGATTCATTTATTTCCGTATCAAATTTTAATGAGCCATCATAACCCATACTATCCCTCCTTTATGGATAGCACAGGCTCATAGGCTCACTTAAGTGCTTTATTTCTTAATTTCTATTTCTTTCTTACAAGTCCGACATTTAACATAGATGCCGTGGCTTCTGGCTGTATTGTCTGCAATAGCAAGTTTGCAGCCGCACACAGGGCATCTAATCCATTCCCGGACTAATATCGGTTCTTTTTTCATGATTCCACCTACATAAAAGCGTCACCGATTTCAAAATCAGTCAATTCTTCCTGTTTTAACTCGATCAGTTTTTTAATTTTCTGGATTCTCTTTTTCTCTTCCGGGTCTTTAACTTCGCTCAGATTAATCCCTCTGTACATAATTCTTTTCTTGATCTCATTGTCTTCTGATAATCCATCAAAAAGCATCCGGAATTTCCACCAATGCAGATATTTAATATCAATCAAGTCAATCCCGTAATCGCGCAAAAATGCTGATAATATATAGGGATAATCGATGGAAAAGGAAAAAAGATTCTTCTGCCTCACTGTTCCGGTTTGACTGGCTTCTCCGTCTGAAAAATTAGCGCTCATAAAGTCGCATAATGCGTCAATTGCAGGCTGCGATATTTCGACATCGTCGAGAAAATACTCACTCAAAATCAACAGCTTATCCACAGACTTGATATCTTTATCTTTTAACATATCCAAAAGAGAAATATAGTCCCGAAAATCGGTTCTGATTCTTACAAGCCTTCCGCTTACCATTACCGATGTCGGGAGGGCTTCATAGAAGAGGTTCATCGGTTCTTCTTCGCCCCTCTCCTTGCCTTCCTGTTTGGTGCATACTTGTTAACCACGCTGTTATATCTGGACTGCTCGCTGTTCCGGAGATCAAACAAAGAATTGGCTGCTTTAACTCTCATGTCCATGCTGTTCTTGCCGAGAAACATTTTCCCACTCGTTCCGTTTCCGAATAATCGATCATAAAAATCATCAAAAACCTTACATTGTGCTCTCGTGATCTCGGATACTTTTCCAACTTTCGGCACTTTTTCGGATTCCTCAACCATTTTTTCGTAGCAGCCCTCGAATTTCTCCATAAAATCTGCGTCCGTAAAATCAATTTCCGTTTCAAAATTGTTAAATTTCCACTGGCTCATCGGCTCACTCTCCTTTTCTTTCATTCAACTGCTGCGTAATCACCTTTGGTATAAGTAACCGTCTTGCTTGTAAAATCAGTTTCTGCAACGTATCCATCCTCGATGTCGGACACGGATTTAAGAGATCCGCTATACACAAGCGCATCCGTTCCATCTCCGTCCGAATCCGGGATAACCGCATAAGTACGCTTTGTTGCGTAGCATTTATCA